AACTTGATGAAAACTTTTATGATTAAGCTTTAATATGTTTTGTTCTAATATTTTCTGATATTCCATAGCGTGTGATGATTGATTAATCATCGTTCCGTCTTTCCATATTTCAAATATGTTAGGCTTGATTCCTCTAATTAATTTAAATTTGGATTGACCTATAACAAATTCAACTTCAACTAGCGCTTGTTTTTGATTAATTGAATTGACGAGTTGTGCTTTACTTATTTTTCTATGTGGTTTACCAAAAAGGCCAAATGATAATGCATCTAGCATAGTGGATTTACCTGCACCATTGTGACCTACCACTAAAGTAGATTTGGCTCTAGTGAAATCGACATCAGTAAATGTATTACCTGAAGATAGGAAGTTTTTATAACGAAGAGTTTTAAATATTATCATGCTATTTCGAGTGCCTGTGCCTCAGTCATCAATTGTCTCATTTCAACTTTAATTTTATTTTTATCTAAATCTGTTTCTACGGCGTCTATATACGTATCTACAATTTCTGCAGTATCTTCAAAATTCATACTTTCGTCATCAACATTAGATCCTATGAATTCATTAAAGTTTTCTGCTATTTTAAGCTCATAAATTTTTTGATTTTGAACGTTATCGATGAACCTATCAAACATGAAAGGATCAGTTTTATTCATAACAATAATTTTTACGAATTTGCTAGTAAAATCTTTATTATAGTTATTATAATCTATTTCTTCATCATTGTAAAGGACTTTTTCAAATAAAGTGTGTTTATTTCTTATTTTTTCTATTTTGCGAGTTTCAGTATCTATTATATGAAAATACTTAGGATCGTGAGCATCTGACCAAAAGAATTCCATTTGAGATCCAAGATACCAAATATTGTCTTTTTGAGAAGAACAGTGATAATGACCAGATAAAACCATTTCAAATTTAGAAAACAGTTTAGGATCCATGCCGTGTGTATTTTTCAAACCTCTCATCATTTCAAAACCATTCAACTCAAGGTGTGCACCTAACCAATCTGCTTTACAATCTTTTATAAAGTTCATGCATTGTGTATAATTTTCTTGACATATCCAAGGGACTAATCCTATTTTCAATGAATCATACTTCATAACAGTTGGTTCCATGACAATATGAACTTCATTCATATAGTGTCCTAAACATTCTTTTAATGAGTTCAATTCATTTGTATTTTTGTAGAAAGTATCATGATTGCCGGGTATAATATCCATAGACATACCGCGTTTACGTAACTGATCTAAAAATATTCTACGATTATGATTTAATGCTTTAAAGTTCACAAACTTTCTATGGTCGTAGTAGTCACCAAGATGAAGTATTTGTTTGATGCCTTGTTTTTCACATTCCGGAAAAAATACTTTGTTATAAAACTCTTCAGCATTATTTAAAAACACCTCTGAAGAATTTCTTATTCCAGTGTGAGTATCATTTAATACAGCTATCTTCATTGCATAAACTCACTTAAATCTGAATCAGCTATTTTACTTTTTCTTTTTTTCTTTTCTATTTTAGCGTATTCTTTTATTTCAACATCAGTACTCCTGACTCTCTGTATTCTATCACGTAAAGTGTCAACGAAATGTGTAGCTACACTTGTAGCGCCATGTTCATCACCTGTGTCAATAAAGCTATCAATTCCTGATTTAGTTAAATATTTTATTTTTATTTCTTGTTGTTTCTTTTCTTTTGTTATTCTTCTTAAGAACGCAAACCAAGTTATTTGTGTAAAGTATGCAAATGCATTCGGTTTACCTGTTCTTGTTGCTGCTTCAAGATTGTAATTAGATATGGCTTTCAAACAATTTTCAACAGCGTCCATGACCATCTCTTCACGATAAGTGTATCTTATAAAATTAGCTTTATGTGATAATCCCTCAGCTATTCTCAAAAAACACTGTGCTACATAATCTGGTACTTTAGGTAGAGAAATTTCTTTTTTTCTACATTCTTCTAATTTTTTAACATAGTCAACCACTGCTTGCGAAAATTGTGCGTTATTGACATAATGTATACTTTTTCTACGTGCCATAGTTAATCCTTTATTTTATAGTACTATTATACACCAATTTTGCGTAAAAGTACAACAATATATTTTCTCTTAAGATGATAACTTATATTCAAAGTTTTGTGATGTATGATTGATGCTTATTAGCTTTGCACCATTACTAATATGAAAATGCGTAGCCATTGGTGTTAACGGTGAAAGCGTAACTAATTTCTCTATGTAAGAAAGATTTTTACAATGTTCTGATAACTTTTTTACGATCTCTTTACCAGCACCTCTTTTACGTGACCAAACTGTATAAGCCACTGCAGTATTAGGATCTTGTTTATAGTGTGCATTTTGACTCATAATATCTAATTCTTTAATGTTGTGAGGTACATCGTTTGTATAGGCAACACAGATAATACCTTCAATATTATCTTCATATTTTAAACCAAAAATCTTGCGATCATAGTTCAATCTAAATTCAACATCAAGTTCTGGTCTTACAGGATCTTCTGCAACATCAATATAGTCAAGTTCAACAAGTTCAGTTCCTTTAACCCATTTAAAAAAATTATCTACTCTATCTTTAAAAATTTTCATGTCTATTTTCATATAATTTATTTCTCTTAGTGCTAAAAATAACGGTGTACAAATGGTGAAAAGTGTGGTAAAATAAGATAGTATATCTGAGGAAGAGGGGATATACCCTAATGCATAGTATCTTTTGGCTTAAATCTAATTATTTTAGCACTATCCGAATCGTTTGACCATTCATCATCTATCATGCTACCGTACTTACTTGTTAGGTAATCATCAAGTTCTTCATCCGTAAGATCACGTGTTTCATGATTTACTTCATCTAAGTTTGCCCAGACTCCTTTACGAGGTACTCCGGGTTTTTTAAGATCTTGCTTTATTGCAGTTATACATGTATTATAATATTTTAGTACAGATTTAGTAGGTGTAGATGTTACAATAATATGTGATGCATTTAATGATTGCAATTCATCCGGATTATCTTGAAATGATATCCAAGGTCTTAAAGCAAAAAATCTTATACCTCTTGTATAGTCTTCTATACTTACTATTTTAAGTGCTTTCTTAATTATAATTTCATCAGTTTCTTCATCATTCCAAGATGCCACTTCACAAACTATTTCATCGTTATTAGTCAATTTAAATTGTTTTACGTTACTCATAATTCTACTCTATATGTTTTATGTATAAACTTTTCACGGCCGTATATTCTAAGTCTTTCATCTGCATGTAATATTCCATAATTCTTACGTGCTTTCCAACATATATCATCTACAATATCATAAAGAGTTGTAGATTTGCCATCATCAGTTTTTCTCAATCCTCTTCCAATGCTCTGTAAAACTCGTATCTGTGACTTTGATGGAGATGCAAATACAATATTATGAAGATTCCTAATATTTATACCGGTGCTAAATGTACCGAGTGATGCAACTATTATAGAGTTCTTTTGTTTTTCCACTATAGCTCTAATAGCTTCTCTATCGGTTGCAGCTGTATTTCCTGATACGAAAAAAATCTTGCGATTGGGATCAGCTTTTTCTTTTATTAGTTCATATAACGGTTTTCCGTGCTTTTCAACATAATTATATAAAACTAACGTATTACCTTCTAAATCTAAAGTAAGATTACGAATAAACGTATTTCTCGATTTATGTGATACTATATATTGTAATTCGTCTTGGTACGTTTGTTTACCGAATGCTTTTCTTATTTCTTCTTTATGTTGTAAAACTATTCTACGTATTTCCAGTTTAGCGAGTGTGTCATCATCTTGCAATTGTCGAGTGCTCGTAACTCTGTGTATTTTACCGAACAATCCTTGTAAAACAAGCTCATGGGTTTGTGCACCATCTAAAGTTCCTGTCGTTCCAAATCTGTATTCCGCTTCAGTACATTTGTTCATTATCGATGTTAATGATCTTGATTTAAATCCATGACACTCATCACCAAACACTGAACCAAATCGCTCAAACCATTCTTGTGGAAATTTGTATATAGATTGCCACGTGCTTATTACAATTTTTTTATCTGTTGTTTTATCTTTGCCTGAATATATTCTATGACAATGTTTATCTACATTGTATCCATATTCTTTAAAATCATTATACATTTGTTCTACTAATGATGTTGTTGGTACAATAATTAATATATCTTTATCTTCAAACGCAGATAATAAATACCGCATTAATACGTATATTATTAATGATTTACCAGAACCTGTAGGAGAAAGTAATATTGCATTCTTTCTCTGTATTCCATGACACACTGCATCAAATTGATAATCTCTTATTTTAAATGGAAGCTTCAATGCATCTACAAACTTCATCATGAAATCTACATTTATAGTATTTCCTTCATTAGGATTTCCATATTCAGAATCGTCTATTTCAATTTCATATTCTCTTGATTCAGCAAAAGATAAAATTTGTGGAAATAATCCTGCAGGTATTTCTCCAGTTGTCTGATTAAACAGTCTTATTTTTCCATCCCATATCCTATTACGATAAGCTGGCATAAATTTATAACCGGGAACGAAGAAAGAAAAGAACTCTCTAAGTTCTGCACTCGTAGATCTATCACACACTACGTGTATAGTTGAATGATTTAGTTTCCGGATTCGAATTGTTTCCATTTGATTATGTTCGATATTGTTTGATGTCGCCATTTTAAATTGTCTATTATCTCTGTTAATGTTTCGATTACAGTTTTCCAATATTGAATTTTCTCTTCAGATTTTTGAATTTCCGGATCACTTTCATAATAATAATCCATTTCACCTTTTAATATTTTTAATCCATCAAAAGGATCAGGATTCCAACCTTTTTCTTCTAAAGTTTTTTGATCCATCTTTCCATTATAATATAGCCATTTGTCTTTCAATATTTTTTTCTGTTCGAATTCAGCACGCTTTAGTTCCAACTTTGCAGTTGACCAATATTGTAAATACTTAGAATGTAGTGCTGGTGTGTGTTTAGATGTTTCATCCAATTGTGTATTACTAATAACACAATCTTCTGCCCACATGCTGTGGATTTGTTTCAAATCAATCATAATCTCTCCAATAATATTATATATTAACCAGTTACGCTACCAGTTACAGAAAACGAATCTCCATCAACCATTGCACCCGTTGATGTTCTATGTAGTATGTCAAAGTAAGTAAATCTAAATGATGCTCCGAATGTGATAAAAGATTCTCCACCCGCTGTAGATTGAAACTGTATATCTGTAAGAGCTACTGGTATGCAATCTCTATACACTATTCTTATAATAGGATTGTTAGCACTCGACAAAATAGATAAAGTAATATCAGATGTTGCCGGCGGTTGTTCAGTCCGAGCTTTAAATCTATCTACAGGTGTAGTCATACTTTGATCTAATATTCTTCTCATCCAAGTGTGCATTTCTCTATAAGATTTCATGTCTTCATCAAGTATGATATTAGCTAACATTTCATTATATGTTAACTTATCACCGATAAATGGTATAGATGCAATTTTTTTATAACTTAAATCTGCTGTGTTCATAATGACACCAGCATGAGTAAAGTCTTGAATAAAAAATTCTAAATTAGGATAATTAGTTCGATCAATAGTTAATTTAAAACCAGTAGGTTGTAAATAATTAAAATTATTTGTTAGTGACATTTTTACACCTACAACTTATTCCACCACAACTACCTTTTATTGGTCTTTTAAGCATTGATGCTAGCGATAAACTCGAAGCCGTGAATGACATGAATACAAATAGTGTTAATAAGAATATTTCCATAATGTTATTTATACGAAAAAAGAGGAGCCGAAACTCCTCTCTTTACTTTTTAAGCGATGATGCTTATGCACCTAGAATGTTATCAACTCTGAAACTTCTATAGTACTGGTTAGTTCTAGCAGTTGCTAATCCATCAGCAGGTGTGCTACCTACGAATGGGTTTGATACCATGCCATATCTGGTTTTGAAACCAATTTTTGGCTGGAAAGTATCTTCACTGACAGCTCTTACCATTGTTAGTGGTACATAAGGACAATAGAATACGCCAGCATCATATGGGTTAGTACCCTTATAACCTACTGTAATGTAATCTGTTGTTGAATATGGGTCAATGTAGACTCTCATTCTGCCGTTTAATACACCAGCGAATGTATTACCTGTGTCATCTACCTGTAGGTTAGTTGACATTGCAGGTGTGTAGTCTAACATACCGGAAGCTGCTAATGCTGATGCAGTATCAGATGAGCAGATCATAAAGTTACCTTTACCTCTACGTGTCTCTTTTGCAATTACGTTAGCTTCTCTTTCGATTTGAAGGATTAACCCTTTGAATTTTTCTACTGACCATCTACCATCAGCATCTGTCTGTACGTTAAAGATACCATTGATAGCAGTGTTAGTTTGAAGTGCACCCACTTTAGCTTGTGAGTTAACAGTTCTGACAACTTCTCTATTGATCTCAGCTAAGATTTCAGTTGACAAGATATTTGCCAATTCTGTCTCAGCATCTAAGCCATGAATAGCTTTAAGATCTTGAGCAAGTTCTAAACTGTATTCAGCTTTAAGTGCTCTTGACTTTGCAGTAACAGTTGACTTCTCAATTGAGAATCCCATCTCGTTAAAAGATGAACTTGGTCCGGATCCTGAAGAACCTAAACCTTCAGCATTAGCTGTTGACATTCCAACACCTGATAGTGATGTTCCGACTGAGTCAGCAATTGTGCTGTCACCGTCACCATCTGTAGGTCCAGATAAACCTGATCCATCTGCAGGTGGTGTTGTGCCTGAGTCACCAGAGTAGCCAGGGTTAGCTTCGTTAAATAATGCTTTGTATCCAGCTGTTATACCACTTGCTGTT